TCTGAGCGGCAACCGGAACAAAGTCGAACTGCTTGTAAATCTCAACCGGGTCAACCTTCACCATCGGCTCTTGGCCGGTGATGCGTACTTCGATAGGTTCGTTGTCAGCGATGAACTGTTGCCAGAGCACAACGTTCATATCGAGAATCTGTTTGAGAACTCGTTGTTCAAGGTTCTTGATAAGGTCTTTGAACCGGAAACCCATTTGGTCAATGACCTGCTGGATTCCTGCGGCTGTGCGGTTCGAGCGTGCGCTACCCTGCCCTCGGGAGTAGAAGTCGTCCATTCCGGACGAGAGCGCAATCATCGACTTGATTAGATCGAGGATGCCGTAATCGCCTGGTGATGGCGTGAAAGAGGGAAGCGGGTTGACTGCTTTGGTTGCGTCACCATAGACGCCCACTAGTCCGCCCGGTACGTTGAAGTTATTCAGGTCGTTCAGGTCGATGTCAGCGTCACGGCTGTAGACATAGCGCCGGTTGATGCCTTGATTCCAGTTGTCGATAATCATGTTGACCATCGTGTTCAAGGTTTCTTGAAGACGCTGGTTGGGTTCGACAACTCCGATTCCGTAAACCTGGTTCGGGAGCCGCGTGTAGCTGTCTCCCACGAAAGGCTTGCGCCCGTGAAGGAATGGGTTCTCTTCCTCACGAAGCATGTGCTGCCCTACCCGCTTGGTGCCCTTGTACTCAGACTGAGAAGAGCCGCGATAGCTGTGCATCTCGTCTATGTTAGACTGGGCTTCCTCGCCATCAGAGCAGGTCATCACACAGACCTTCCCGTCAGTCCAATACTCCAAGATGCGAACTAGGTCAGAGTCTCGGTACTCGCCAAGCTCTTCAAGAACAGCGGCAACACCTTCGGGTAAGAAGATCGGTTCGTCTCCTTCGCTGTTGGCACGCAGTTCCTTGAGGGTGATTTCCGTCTCGTGGATTACATATCGAGCGTTCTCGATACAGGTAGCAGCCGGGTCGATGAAGATGTTGAACGGAGAGATAACTTCAAAGCCTGGAAAGTTGTCTTCTACTTCCTGAGACTCGGGGATAACAAGATCGGTCTGGATTCCCTCGATAACTTGCTTGTTGAACTTGACGACTTTCTTCTTGTTCCGTGACCAGTCAACCTTTGCGACGGCGAAGCCAAAGATTGCCCACAGCTTCAGGAAGTCGTGAATCTTGTCGATGATGAAACTCTTATCGAACCCGTACTGCAAGAGCTTGTACATCTTCTCTGCTTCTTTTCTGTCCTTGCCGTCAAAGCCGGTAACATCAAACCAATCATTGTTGGGGATGATAATGTCGGCTATGCGAGCAACTACTCCCTCCACGTTAGAGAAGGCGTAAGGGACGAAGACAGAGCTTCGCTTCGTCTGCCCGTCAGGGAAGTAGCGCGGCTCCGACGCCGAGAGATATTGGCGATACGCCTCAAGCCAACCGTTCTCGTACTCTGACTTGAAGGACTTGGCAGACTTGTAGTCCTTCAGGATTTGGTCTTTAGTTTCCACAGTTGAGGGGGTCTTCTAGGAGATCGTCTGGGTCTTGCTGGAAGGGCCACTCCCACATTGAGCAGTGGCGTGACTTACGTGTAGCTGTTAACTCGGGGTTGCGGCGTCGTGCGGTCGCGGTGTTTACTTCGGGGTTGTCTGGCGCAGGCGTAGCCCAAGCAATCGCACATGTCATCATCTACCTCCACAGGCTTTCCTTTGGGCTCCCCCTTCTTAGCCCCACTAGTGAAAACGTCCTGCCTGTAACGGGACATTTGATGTCTGAGTGTTAACAGCGTGTCGAAAATGTGAATCTTTGGATGGCGAGAGTTTTTGTCCTTCGTGGCTCTTAGATACTCGTTAACTTTCGCCACCCTGAAGTCAACGTCTGGTATCCCGTCAACAGTGAAGAGCCCGTTCTCTCGGTAGATTTGCGCAATCGTGCGGTGGCTCTCGGCGTTCTTCTGGTTGCCGCCTTTAGGATCAATCAACGTGTAGTCGATGCGCTCACCATACGACTCAGAGGTTGCCGTGATAGCTTTAGCGTGATCGCTGGCTATGCCCTGCTGTGAGTATTCCCGATAAGCTGTCAGGTTGTTGAACCAGTCAACGGCCAGCCAGACACAGGCTGTTGCCTTTGCTGGGTGTGGGTCAATGACTCTGAAGCGCATCCAATCGTTAGGAATCTGGTAAGGCTTGATGAAGTGAACTCCAGGGTCGAGCTCGTAATAGCAGAGCCCTAGAGCTTGGTAGAAATCCCCGTAGAGCCTCGCCCTGCCCTCTGGCCGCCCGCTCCACTTGTCAACCGCTGCTTGAACTTCGGCAGGGGGAAGGTGGGGGTTATCAAAGATACTGAAAGTTGTGAAGGAGACGGCTCGCTCACCAGCCATGCACCGCTCGAACAGGTCGTAAAGCCAAGTAATCGTCCCGACCTTACCTTCCTCGCCGATAGGTGTACACGTAATGATGATATGTCCTGCGCAATCAATGGTGCGCTGGTAGCACTCATCATGCACCTCTTCCGGTATCTCCTCGTCTTCCCAGATCAGATCAACGCTGGCACCCTGAAACTTAGAGCGGCCAGACTCGGCGGACTTACAGCGCAGGGTGTTCTTGTTTCCTCGGGCGTCTGTGTACTCAACGACCTTCTCGTAGTCTCTCCACACTAGGCCTGTGCCTTCGCCCTTCGGGAGAAACATCTTCAGCTTCGGCCAGATGACAGACTTGATGCCTGCGTCAAAGTCAACTCCGATAGCCCATATCGTGCGGCCCTTGTCTTCAGGAACAGGAATGTCTTTGATGTGCTCCCACAAATCGCTCCCGATGAAGTAGTCTTTGCCGAGCAGGTAGACACAAGCGACTAACGCGCCAATGTGTGTCTTGCCGGTACGGTTGCCGCCCTTCGCCACAGAGGTCTTGATGTCAGGCCGGACAGTCTTGAGAAACGCGGCCTGCTTGTCAGTGCATTTGTAGAACTTGAGCGGATGTTCCTTGCTCTGCTTGACGAGAGGCTGCGCAAACGGCTTGATCGAGTCCCACAACTTTTGCTTGCCATCTGGGTCAAGATCGCAGGCGCGTACATCTTCAATGCCACACAAGTCCAAAACGGATTGAAGATCCATAAGTGTTCCAGGGTGCAGTTCGCTACTCTGCTTCTCCGCTCCCGCTGAGCGGTGTCCTTTGACGCTGTAGACGAACCCCGGTGTGGTTGGGAAGAAGCCGCTAGTGTTAGCCTCTTAGGCTTGCCCAATCAACAATCGTTTGCTCAGTGACACTCCCGTCTGGGGAGGTGAACGGAACGAGCCAGGTGTTGTATTCTTTACCTTCAGGCGTGGTGTATACCGGGCCGCGCACTACGGGCTGTCCGGAAGGCGGAAGGTTCGGGTCTTCGGATCCAGACAGGTAGGGGCTATACGTCCAGTGGCTTCCTGCGCTTGTCCATCTACCCATGTTATTTCTCCTTGGGAACGATCTTGATTTGGGCTCCGAACCTAGCAAGCATGTTCTCGAACGCTGCCAGGGGATCTGGCGGGAGGATGTTCTCTACTGGTTCAAGCACTGGCTCGGGTTCCTCTTCGGTCTTCACGATCAGGTTGCGGTGTCCGGCCCCAGACGCCATCTCAAGGGTCTTGCGAACCAAGCGCTCAAACTTGCCTACAATCTCGTCGTCACTCTTCGACGGTGTTAACGCGACGATGGCGCGGGACAGCACGACAACCATTGCGAGAATCTCAAGCAACTGCTCTTTGTGCTGAAGGATGAAGTTATAAGCTTGGTCGATCATGATTAGCCTTGCTTCTTCGCCAGGAGGCGCAGGCGTGACTCGACAACATCGAGCCGGTCAAGAATCAATCGCAGAGTGTTAAGCATGAGTAGAAGCGGCGGCTGTTATCGCACAGCCTCCGCACGAAGCGGCCTAGCCATTGAGGGGGAGGACTAGGCAAACTTGAGGACTTATTGTTGGCGGGCTAATGGTAACTCGGAGACACGTGGGAGAACTGACCGAGTTGGAGGGTTATAACTTGGGGACTCTCGCCTTTGACATCTTCGCAACAACTCCTACGAACACCTCGAACTCTTCGTCTGTTAACTCCACCCCGAAGGCCCTGAGTGTTTCTCTCGCCACACCATCGACAGGGAGTTGTTTGTTGGCTGCGGTGGTCAACACCGTTGCCAGGATGGAGGCGTAGGGATTCACCTGCGCGGCGGTGACTGCGCTCTGTAATGCCGTCTTGCCGGCTTCTTTTCCTACTGTCTTTAGTGCTCCGAACAGAGATTGCTTCCAGCCCATGTCAGCCCTCCAGCGGTTTCTTGAACCCTCTCCTATATGCACCTACAGGCCTAGTGAATTTGCCAAAGATGGCGATTGAATCGTAGTCCCCATGCTCAACGGGTAGAGCTTCAATGAAAGCCTTTGGAGCCTTCCACGTGCGCTGCTTTCTGCTCAATTGACTTCTTGGAGACTTGTTGACGCTAGACGGTCTCTTCACAAACACACCTCGGAAGATAAACTCTTCTGAGATAAGAGACGTTTAACTACCTTGTGAGCCTATGGGTTACAGAAATTAAGCGTGGATTTACGGGAGAGAAGCCCCGGCTTCCGGTTGAGATGTCTTGGTGGGGTTATAACTACTACTCTCTTAGCTTTTTTTGAGGGGAGAGGATTCACCGCTTGGGCGTTGTCTCACTGGCCTTCATCCCTACATCGGACTTCAAGTGTCTGGAGACGATAATTTGAAGTACCTACAGGTGTAATCCTTGACCGCGGAGCCGTTTAGTCACTCTAGCTTTCTTACCTGCTAGCTACTCAAGTTTTAGTGTTTATTGTAAATGACGGTTGAGAAGCCTTAAAACCTACGGGTAGCTTGAAAAAAAGATTCACACCCTGAGCGAGAGATGAACATATAAGCAACTACCGAAGGTACTTAAAACTAAGACGCGCGAGGACTTAGGCTCTAGACTTCTTCTCGTGCCAGTAGATCAGGACTGCTGACAAGAGGAAGCCAGCGTAGATCCAGGTTCTAGGGATGGAGTGAGTGAAAACACCGGTTATGGTGACAACCAGGATTACGATTGCTGAGGCGCTAATCGTGTGCCTTGCCATTTCTACTCTCCTGCCGGGTGTAACATCGTCCGGGATATAAACGAGACTATTCTAGGGCATTCTAACGACAAGTCCAAGGTGGGACTTTAATGCGTTATAGTGAGCAATCATATAAGTGGTTGATTCTGTGTGACTTACTGGTAAGCGTTTTGGGGTTCTGTAGCGGGAGGTTAAGGGATTCCTTTTTTTCCAGGGCTACCCCTTGTGTCGAGGGGTATACCCCTAATGCCATGTTAACAGCTATGCTTCGAGTTATGACACGAGCTTACGCCTTATCCTGCACCGCTTCGCTTCCAGTAGGCGACGAGCTTGTTGAGGTTGAACTAGTTAACTCGAT